CGCAAAGCGTTGGAAGCCCAGTCCGAACCTGTGCAGCAGGCTGCAAAGGATTGGTCGGTGCGGTTCCACGACACGTACACAGACCCCAAGCTCGCTGAGTCCAAGCTGGAGAAACTCCAGCGGGCCATCAGCGACCCTGATTCATTCGGCATGGTTACCCCACAGGAAGCCATGACCGTCCTTCGTGCAACTGATCCTGACCTGCAACCGTGGTTCGATGACGCTATCAAGTTGTCGGACGACATTACCGAGAACTCCCTTGCAGGTGAGAACCCCGTCGTCGCTCGGTACGACAGAGATGGAGGTGTGTACACAGCAGAAGAGCACAAGCGTTTGCTGAAGGGTGACGCCCGATTGTCCCGTGCACAGGACGAACTGGCAGCGAAACAGAAGAACATCGACAAGCCTGAGAGGAAACTCGTCGCAGCTATGGGTGCTGATGCATTCGAAGCTGTGCGTCGTGGCGACGAAGACCTTGCCCGCCGACTCATGACGCAGCGTGGCATCAAGCAGCAGACCACGAAGATCAACGCAGTGCACAAGGTGGAGCAGCTCAACGAGCAGCTCGAATATCTCATCAACGGTGACCTCGACGACTACATCCTTGACGGCCCCCTTGACGCATCCCGGTTCTCATACGGTGCGCTCGACGGGTTCATGACTAAAACGGAGTGGGAAGGTTTGGCCCGGACGATGAAGGCTGCCAACCGGCAGGTCAAACTTCGTCTCGCCCAACGTGTCCGCACCCGGCCCGCAACTCAAATCCCGACAGCGCAACGGTACATCTGGGAGAACTTCCAGAAGAACCAGAAGATCGCAGCCGAACAGATGCCCGCTAAGTATGGGGCTGACCAGTGGGACATGTACCGGCACGAGTACAAGCAGATCCAGAAGTACAAGGATCCGAAGCTGCGGTTCCAAGGCACGCAGCGGATGAAGGCTGAACTCGGCAACGACTACCGCTACCTGCATTACATCGTTCCCGGCGACCCTGACTGGATGGGGTACGCCGAAGACATGATGCGTCAGAACATGTGGCAGCAGTTGGAACAGCCTGCTGCACGAGGGGAACTTCAGCGTCTCATCGACCAAGCGAAGCAGTCGTTGGCCGACATGGAACGGTCACAGCAGGGGTACGAGCCTGTCTACATCCCTCGTGTCCCGATCGAAGCGACAGGCCAGTTGGACAACACTACTGTCCGTGCTGCCTACTCCACCCCTGACCACGGTAAGCAGCGCACCTACGACTACGCCCCAATGCACCCTGACCTTGGTGTCTCGTTCGCATACAACGCTATGCAGGACCACATGTACAAGGTTGGTGTGCCGTACATGATTGACCAGTTCGAGAAGCTGGATGGTGTCATCAGCGAACGGGAACTCAACGACCTGCTCCGTGCAGAGTTCGACTCATACAAGTCGATGGGCACACGCCCCGACATGGACAACCTTCAGAAGTATGTGGAGTCTGCGAAGAAAGGGGCGACCAAACGGTTCGTTCCGTTCGACCCGTCCCAGTTCTTCCCGCACGCATCCCCTACCCGCACCGGCCTTGACGCCCTGTGGATGCCAGCCGAGTTCGAAGACATCGTACGCAACGCAGTGTCTGACGCCTTTGACTTCTCCAAGTTCCTTGACCCCATCACTGGCCTGTTCCGCACCAGCGTTCTCCTCATGTCCCCGGCATGGCATTGGAACAACGTGCTTGGCAACATGCTGATTACTGCTGTCACTAACCCCAAGGCGTTCGGCAAGTTGGGTCAGAAGTGGCAGGATCAGGGCGGCTGGTCTGGTGTCCGACGTTACGTTGCAGAAACGGATGCGAAGGACTCAGGGTTGGACCGTGCCATCAGTGGCGAAGTCCTCAACGACGGCACCACGTTCACGCCACGGGAAATCCAAGCGGGTATCCCCGGCATCCTCGGAGCGATCGAACAGATCACGATCCGTACCCACAAGCGTGCAGGCAAGGAGTTCATCGAGAACGGGTTGGCCCGGAGCAGAACCGGACTGACCTTGTGGGATCAGATGACTCACTCCCCTGCGTGGGAGAAGATGGTTGGCGGCATTGAGAAAGCCTCGTCTGCATCCCTCGGCTTCAACTCATTCTTTGATGACTTGGCACGCCGTGCGAACTTTGAGCAGTTCGCTGACGATGCGATGGACAGTCTTGTTGCTGACCATAAGCGGATGAACTTCGGTAAGGCACCTGACAAGGACACCCTCGCACGCCTTGAGAACGAAGCTACGACCCGTGCTCTCCGTCAGACGCAGGACTGGCTGATGGACTGGTCACAGATGCTGCCGATCGAACGCTCGTTCCTGCGTGCCATCTTCCCGTTCTACTCGTTCACGTCCCACATCATGCGGGCAGCGTTCAAGTTCCCGTTCGACCATCCCCTCCGTGTCGCCACGATCAACGCCATCACCCGTGCACAGGAAGAGGACTGGCAGTCACGGTACCCTCCGATCTTCCGCACTCTCCTCGGTATGCCGAACCCGGATGACGACCGTGAGTGGACTGGCCTGAACGTCAACTCATTCAACCCCTTCCGAGACGTAGGCTCTATGCTTACGTTGGGTGGGATACTTGGTGCCACTAACCCTGTGCTCCAAACTATGTTTGAGCAGCTCGGCATCGACGTTATGCGAGGTGGCCCCGAGTACTCCCCCAACTTCGTCTACGACGAAACTGATCTGGGAGGTCAAGCCCTTGATGCAGGAAACCCTGTTGTCAACCTTGCGAAGAATCTGGTCCCGCAGGCAGACACCATCACCAAACTCATGGGGCTTGACGCCTCGTACCGGGAACTTCAGCGAACCGATCCGGCCACCGCAAACCGGATGCTGCTCACGGGTCTCCGTCTCCCCGTACCCTTCCGTACTATCGACGTTGATAAGGCCGTTGCGAAGGATGAACTCAAGAGGTTCAACGACCTCCGTGGTTCCCTCAAGGACTTGGATGCAAATAACGTGGGCCGCTACGTCCCCGAAATCTCGGGCGCTGTCGAGCAGGCGGCTTCCCAGAGGGAGTTGGCTAACGCCACCGCAGGTCAGTTGGCCCAAATGGTGGTCGATCGTCAGGCTGGCCCTCCGTACATTCCCCTCACTAACTTCGTTACGATGTAAGATAGAAAGATGGGCAAGCCGTACTACGCACACACGAATCTAGGAGTTGCGATGGTACAGCGGGGCTGGTCTGTGTCCGATCTCAGTTTTGAGACACGCATCAACCCGAGGTACATTGGCTACTACCTCAAGGGTGAGAAGGCTTTGACGCCGGACCACCTTCGCAAGATTGCTCAAGTGATGAGGGTGGATCCACGGGACTTGTTCCAAACGGCAGCAGAGTTGGCGGCTCTGAACCCTCACCAAGATCACGCACAGGCTGAGCGATCCGATCTTCGGTTTAGGGATTACGCACATGAGTCGTGAGTCCATCGCTCGTGACGCAACTGCCCATGCTCATCTCCACGCTGCTTGCACAGGTGATTCCAGACGGTGTCGAGGCGTTTGGCGGGGAACTGCAGAATGCTTGGCCGATCTTCCTGTCAGTGGGTGCTGTGTGCAGCGCGATCCTTTGGAGCGCGAAACGGGGAGCCAAGGCCCTGAACAGCACGATCACGGAAGCTGTCCAACCTGTCGCTGATGCTCTAGCTCTTCTGCTGGAACGCTCATCGCATGTCGAAGGCACCGTCGAAGTGCTTTGGTCCGCAGCCCCCGAGGCCCTATTCCGTACCGATGCTGACGGTCAGTTGCAAGCAGCGAACGGTGCGTACCAGCGACTGTGGGGATTCGAGCACAAGTCGCAGGTCTTTTCAGAGGAGTGGCTTCTGCTCCTCACCGAAGAGTCCCGCGCGCGCGCAGTAGAACGACTTGAATCCATAGTCCGTTCGCCCCGCAACTTTGAGTTCGACATGGAGCTTCACTCTGGGCGACATTTCCGCATCGAAGGTCAACCCATCTACGTGGGTGACGATTTCGAAGGGTATGTCGGACTACTCTCTGAGGTATGAGGAACCCTGTAAACCCCATGCATCTGTCGTTGAGTGACAAACAGGTGGAAGAAACGATCGCAGATGCATTGCACGACGAGCACAGTGATACCATGGAACGTATGTCTTGGCTCACTGAAACCCGTCGTGCATACATCTACCGTGTAGTTCTCGCCCTGTGGGCAGTGCTCATTGCTGTCGGTGTCGTTGACGACTCAATCTCAACTGAGGTGCTAGGCGCAGTTGCTGCCGTTCTCGGTGTTGGTGCTACCGGTCTGGCTACGGCCAACACCAGCACGCATCCTGATGACATCTGAGGCACCAAGCTCAGAGGCTCCCGAAGAAGAGGAAGCCTCTGAGGATTGGCTAGAGGATGACACCCCACTTAGCTGTGGGCTGGAGAACCCAGATGAGTGCGAGGCTTGTCAGTAGCCCGCTGATGGGTGTCTAGCAGGTCATCTATCAGTGCCGCCTGCACCTTGAGTGCGGACAGCGGCACGTCCTCCTTCACCATGTGGTGCAGATGCCACATGGCTTGGTTCAGGTAGGACCGGAGTTCCACGTCGGTCACTCCTAGTTGTTCCTCATCAGTCTCCATGGGGCTTCGGGATCCTTCGTCCGATCGTTGACACCATGTTGGGTCCGATCTCACCGTCAGCCAGTGGCCGGGTGTGCTGGTACGGGACATCAGCCGAGTCGGGCTGGGCGATGGTGATGGTCAGCATCGCATCGTTGCGCAACATCAGATGAGTGAGCGGATGCTTCGTGTTCTCATCCACCTGTCGTTGCAGGTCGATGATTTCGAACCACTGCTGCTCGTCGTAGGCTGGGTGCTCGATCCGCAACCAGTCCTTGTACTCCAACTCTTCGTACTTCATTACAGAACCTCCCAGTTCAGCTTGTTCAACACGTTGCCTCGTAGATCCCAGCCGTGTAGGCCGGGAACGAGGTTGTTGGGTGCTCCCCAACGGGAGTCCAGACTGCCTATCACATGGATGCCGTACTCTTCGACGCATCCAAGGAACAGGTACTCTTCGTATTCGAGGTCGTCAGGTAGAGGGCTTATCATCCTCAGCTCGTACAGGCCCCTGTCCAAAGAGGCTGTCTGAACTACCAGCGGATCCTTCGGCAGCTCCCCGCTTATCCACTTGTGTCTCAGATTCAGGTCGGGCAGCCTCCTCCACACGTTGAAGTGTACGACGGTGCCCTGCGATGAGAGTTGTTCCGGGGAACGTGCGACCGATCGCCCGCTGGAGTTCGGTTTCTCCCAGAACTCTACGCTTTTCATCCTTCGGCCCCTTCCAAGTCCCCAACGAAACTCACCTGCCTGCTCTTCACTCCTTGGAAATGCACTTCACAGGCGAGGATGAACTCAACCCGTACGCACTCTTCCAGTTTGCCTCCACCGGGGCCGTCCGCCCAAGTGACTAACGCACTGAGTTCACGGGTGGCGTGTGCTCCACACCATCGGCATTCACCCAGTCTGTCTACCGGCACCTCTTCCATAACGCCTCCGTAGGTAATCCAACGACACGAACATCGGGTCGTACTGTCCATCTCTTACATCATGTTTCATCACCACTCCACGCCAATGATGGTTGCCTTGTGGGCCTTTGTACTCTTCGTCGTGGAGGTAGCAGGCACCGGCTACCAGCCCGTGTTGTGACGTGTTGCCCACAAACCGGATGGCGTAGTCGAGTGTCTGCTGGTGTCCCATCGTGAAGGTGTGCCCCACGTTCTTCAACCTTGTTGCCATCATGCCGCCAAAGGGGCGACCGGACATCGGGTTGTAGAAGTAGTGGGCGTAGTGCACACCGTCGATAACAACCGGCTGGAGGAACTCATGTACCTGCCACTCCCCCAGCCGGAAGTCATCTTCGCTCACAAGCCCTTCATATTCCGGGGATTCCTCCATGGCACGGGTCACCCTGTGCTCATGGTTCCCCTTGGTGAAATGCATCTCCGGTATGTACTGCTTGTGTTTCGTCGCACGCCGTTGTGCGTTGTAAGCGTGCAAAGGAGCGAGCAGTCGCTCCATCCCCTCGTTGCCCGCAGCGATGTCTTGCTTGTACCGCTTGCCTTCCATCTTCTTCTTGCTGTCCCACTTGCTGAGACTTGGCATGTCCCAGTGGTCCCCGATGTGCACGATGACATCAGGTTGTTTATCCACGATGTACTTGCCTATCCAAGTGAGGTGCTGGGTATCCACACCGGGTTTCACTTGGGTATCAGGTATCAACAGGTGTGTCCTGCTCAAGGCGCCTCCCGCTTTTGGCAGGTCACATGATAGCTCGTGGAATCTCAGTCGAAGAGTTCTTGGATCTTCCTCAACTTCTTCGGACCCAATCCGGGTACCTCTGCAAGCCGTTCGATGTTGACGGTGAACGGTAGCCCTTCACACACTTCGACTATCCGTGTAGCGAGTCCAGCTCCGATGCCGGGGAAGCCCATGAGAACTTGCGCTTGGTAGTGCGCCCGTTTCTGTTCACCCCAGTCACCTTTCTGCTGCTGCTTCACTGGTGTCAGTGTGCTGTGTGTTTCCTTGTCGCACCATTCGGCCAACAGTTCAACCCATTCGATGGTGTCGTCAAGGCTGTTGCTGTACTCGACGTGTACCCCTGCTGACCTGATCGTCTGCAAGATACGTCGGAACTGTCGTTTGCTTATCTGTTGTCCCCACGTGTTGAGGACGAGGTAGTCGGCACGGAACCTGACGCCGCCTTCTACTAGCACGATGACGTTCTCTAGGCCGCCCCACAGAACTGATTGTTCTGCGAGGCGACCGTCGTCAAGGGAGGCTACGAGATCTTGCAACGTCTTGCGCTGGATCCCGATGGTGACATGCTCTCCGTTGATGAGAACGTCTACGCCGAAGCGTTCGGGATGCTGGGACACGTGGTCGGCAACATCTCGGAGTGCTTTCGGTTCGGTCGGCGCTACGTAGACCCCACTCATACCAACCTCACTGCTCCCGGCTTGCGAGGAGTGCGGTTATGTCTTCGACGAATCCTTTGAACCCGTCGAGGTCCATGTACAGGACGGAGGTGAACTCGCCGTCCTTGTCCATCATGATGTAGGGGTCTTCGGCTTCGTCGTCGTTGCCGGGGGCACTGTTGTAGGCGAGTACACCGGAGGTGGTGAAGGCCATCATGTACAACTCGTCGGTGTGTCCGACAAGCTGACCGTCTTTGGCCTGCCCAAACCCTGATGCTTCACCGACAACGTGGGCACGGACAGTTGGTCCGCCGTACTCGGATGCCAACGATTCAACGATGGCTTCTAGCTCAGGTACCTTCATGACTTCTCCCATCCGGCACGCACCATGATGTAGGACCGGAAGAACGAGGTGTATTCCTCGTTGTCCATCCGGTCATCTTCACGGCCTCGGTCCTTGACGGTGGAGAGGCTGAAGTTACCTGCCCTGTCTTTGCCGGTGAGGAGGATCGTGTTGACCCTGTGTCCCAGCGACTTCTGGCCGACAGGCTTGAGTCGATGTGAGCCGTACATGGCTCGTGCATCCTTGTCTTCGGTGTCGGACAGCCCGGTGACTTCGGCAGTCATGATGACGTGTCCGGGAAAGCGGTTCATCAGTCGGTAGAGCTGGCCGTACACCTTGTTGATGATGCCCCAGTCTTTCCATCCGTCGAACGCCTGCCCCTTGCCGCTGGCTTTGCGTGTCTCCAAGAAGAACTCGGACAGGTCTGACCCGAACACCTCTGTTGAGTAGTAGTCCTGTGCTGCCTGCCACAACGGGGAGATCGAGTCGATGATGAGCAGGTCATCCCGCTCAGCTGATTCGATGAACCCTTTGAGTGCGGTGATGTGTGCTTCCCAGTCGTCAGCGTACAGATCCTTGACGTACATGTTCTCCCGGTTGTCAACGGTACTGGTTTCCAGCATCCGTTCGTAGGAGAAGTCGTTGTCGAGGACGTAGACGCTGTTGCCGTTGCCGCCTGCCAATACCTGCTTGGCGAAGTCCATGGCTGCCCATGACTTGCCGGTTCCTGCCGGACCCATCAACAGGATCCGCTCTCGTGAGTTGAGTGTTGCTTGGTATGTCATCAGCACGCCCCTACTGCCCATGTGAGTGTCTTCTTCATCAGTCCACATCCTTCCGGGGTGTGATTTTCAGGTACCTGCGGGTGTATTCCCGAGGCTTCTTCTCTTTGACTTCGGCTTCCACCCAAGTCAGCTTGGTTCCGTTTGTGCTTCTTGCTTTCCCGCCTTCAGCCTGAACTTGCTCAGCCACTCGTGCCTGAACTTCTTTTAGCTCAGACTCGGCGGCGGCCTTCTTCTGCTTCAGGACTGATATCAGATTCAACTCTAGGTCTATGTCCAATACGGGTAGGTCGTCGTGGCATTCTGAGTACGGACACCATGACGAATCAAAGGTGGTGCATCTCACCGGCTCTGCTTCTTGCAGCCTGTTGATCTTCGCTACGAGGTGGCTGTGAGTCGGGTAGTCGTACACAGGTTGCAGCAGCTTCGTCCAGAGTTCACCGGTCAACGACCCGTTCTTCTTCTCAGCTACACAGAACCAGTACTTCTCCTCGTCGGGGCGGTGGATCCGTTCGTAGGCTGCCAACTGCCACGAGTACTTGAGTGCAAGCCCAGTGCGTTTCTCCCAAGGCAGATCAAACTGCTTCTTGAGATCCTCGCTGGCCTTCTCACTCATGCACTTGATCTCAACGATCGCATTGTCGTCGGGGTGCTCACGGTCGGTGCCACCAGTGATAGTCCAACCGTTGATCCAAGTCTCACCGGGGCACGATTCCATCCACTCAGTTGCATCCAAATGCTGTCTGTCGCACATCAACTGGAATGCCTGTTCTTCCAGACTGGATGAGTCATCCATCGCTTCCCGCACAAACGGCGGCGGCGGTGTTTCACTCAACCCATTCCTGATGGCCCACACCAACCCGGTTTCACACCCACCAAGTGCAGAGGCTCTCAGGTGTACAACGTCGCCGTTCTTCTGAACACTCGGTCTTTCCCTACCCTCTTGCATAGTCACCTCCATGACTACCCCACGGGGAGGAGAGAGGCAGGAACCAGACAGGAGGGACTGGCTCCCGCCCCTGCTCACACCCTTATTGGGGGGGGAATGTGAGCGTAGCGAACTTTCGCTCGCTACGCCAGATCAGCTGAAGTCCCAGAAGGACTCGTTGAGAACCAGCTTGCGGCTGGTGGCGTCGAGTTCATCCGATGCCAGAGCAGCTTCGAGGAAGCTGTCGTAGTCGTCGGACTCGGCACACAAGGTGATGAGCCATGCAGGGGGAGCGTCGGCCTCGGCCTTGGCACCACCAACAGCAGCAGTCGGAAGCAGACGCTCCCACTCACGCTTCTCACCGTCGATGACGGAGGAACGAGAGAACGTCTCCCACACTGCCGACAGACCCTTCCAGCTTGCTGCCTCACGGGGGCTGCCCTTGGTGGCAACCTGTGAGATCAGGTGCTCGTCAGCCAGCAGCGCCGTGACCAGCTCACCGATGGCCGAAGACTTGTGGAACATGTTGCTCTTGTTTGCAGAGCAGTCCACTTCACCCTCGTTCACCAGCGTGACCTTCTTGCCGACGCCGTAGTACTTGTTGAACTCGTTGGTTCCGTTGTCGAGAACGAGGACCAGCTGTACGCCGTAGTCACCCTCCTCGAAGTAGGCGTCCGTGACCGTGGCCTCGAACGTCTCGTCGAAAGTCGAGGCTACGCCCCACTCTTCCGTGCTCATATGTATTGCCTCCCGCCCCATCTGGGGCATAGTGGATTTTGCCTTCTACTAGTAGATTCCATTTGCTGGAATCAAATCCCCTCCAACCCGGTGGCGTAATCTATCGCATCACGCCACCATGCGGGGAACTTGCGTCGGTTACTCCGTATGAGTCCCGGTGCGCTCTCGTCGAGGATGATAGTCACCCCGACATCGGTCTTGCTTCTTACGTGACGACCCGTCATCTGTAGCAGAGTCCTGATCGCCTGTGTCTTGTACCAGTCATCGAACTGCGGGCGGGTCAGCCGTGCCTTCTTGCTCATCACGATCTGGTCCTTCACCGGAGCGAAGGGGATCTTCGTGACGATGGCACAGTCAACCTCGGGCAGGTCCACTCCCCGGTCCATCGAGGCAGCGAACAGTACACCTCCATCGACGGCACGGAAAGTATCTAGCACCGATTGTTTGCTGATTGCGTTGTCGTAGATCAGACCCTCGCCTACCAGCTCGTGCAGTTGCTTGGCCCGTGCATAGCTCACACAGTGCACCAGAATCTTCCAGTCGGGATGGTTGTCCATCACCGTCCGAATATTCGCGGCCATCCCCGGCAGGTCGTCTTTGCCATACCCCATGGGGATCAGATTCCCCTTCGGTACGTGGATCGGACGGTTCTCCTTCGGGAACGTCATCGGCACCTCAATGTGGGCGATGTCGCCGTCGAAATCCAAGTCAACCCGCATCAGACCTTCAGCATCCACAACAGACCCGCTCATCAGCAGGAACTGTTCTGCGTGCTTCCACAGGTACCTCTCACCGTCCACCACTAGTGGCTTCAGGATCAGGCTCCCGTTGTGGCCCTTCATCACTCGTGACCAGTCCTCATCTTCCATGGCGAGGATTTGCGTTGCCAGAGTGACCTTGCCGGACAGTTTCCGCTTCTCCTGCGGATCCTTCAGGTAGTTGACCTCTGAACGGGCCTTGGTAATGAACTGCTTGAGGTACCGCTTGATGTGCGCCTTGTTGCTGCTCTTCGGTATCTCCAGCTGCAACTTGTTGCTCTGACGGGTAGTGAACCGGAACTCACCGGCCTGTAGTACCTGTGTCGGCAGCATGTCGCACTCATCGAAGATCAGCCCGTCTTTACGCCACTGACGGGTGAACGGGAAGTTCGTCAGCATGTAACTGGTGTTGAGGCAGGCCAACTGCCCTTCAAGCGCATTCTGTTTCGCTATCCGGTAGGGGCATGACTCGGTGGGGGTACACAGGTTGCATATCTTGCCGGTGCAGTCATCTGCGGTCTTGCCGCCCCCTACGTGGTAGTTGGCACGGCCCTTCGCCACGTTGGCGTATCCAAAGTCCTTTGCGAACTGATCTTGCAGTGCTTTGTCGGTGCAGATGTAGGCCGTTTGCTCCCACTTCATCCGTTGACGCACCACCTCTGCGATCAGGGTCTTCCCTGAGCCGGTCGGAGCGTCCAGCACAACGGCCTCAGCGCCGTCCCGGTATGCCGACACCACAGCCTCGATGGCGTCCGTCTGGTGGCCTCTCAGGCCGTCTGAGGCCCACTTGGGCAGGTTCACGTCCTTCATTGGTCCCTCAGCTCGTCGTAGTGGTCAACCAGTTCCTGATAGGCCGTCCTTGACCCAAGAATGTTGTTCAGTTGGTAGTCGTCGAACTCAGCGAGGATGATCTCGCACATCTTCAGCTGGTCCTTCGTACTTTGGCTCGGAGCGAAAGCAATTTCGAAGTTGAGCATCAAACGCTCTCTCTGTTGGTCCCTCAGCCGGTACTGAACCTGCTGACGGATTTCTTCACCCCTCAGTGACAGGTGTTCGGCCACCTTGGGGTCATTCAGTATCCCGGCGCCGATTGAGCCGACCACAGACCTGACGAACTCCAACGGTGTCCCGTATTGCTCTGCCAGCTCTGGATAGGCCGCACAGATCGCTGCCCATATCTGGTTCCACTCGTTCTGTTGGATTGACATCCTCCAGCGACCTGTCTTCCCGTCGTAGAGGTCGAACTGGACCGGATGGCCCTTCGAGTCCCTCGACATCCACTTGTTGAGAGGAATGAGGATGTCTTGACGGCTCTCCTCGCCCCTCCACTCTTCTATTCCCACGATTACCTCTCTTAGTAGTCGATCTGACCACTTCTAGTAGTTGTTGCCGTTTGCTGGAATCAAATGGTTCCCTATTCCAGACGTAGTCCCCCCCTTATTACTAAGTAATACAGGAAACCGTGCCTTAAGGGGGGGACCAGCCCCGAAATAGGGGACCAGCCCCACCAGAACCGCCGCCGTTTACGGCAGCCCCGCACATGCGTCCTCTTCGTCGCCATCAGATACGCCCATGTCGCACATCCGGCGATCCACACAGGTATGGGTGTCCGCATGGTCGCTTCGCTCGTACTGTGTGCGTGTCATGTAGCCCGGACCCCACCACTGCGCACCCTTGAGCCGATTGCAGCTGTTACACGAGCGCACAAGGTTGTACGGCAGGTTGTTGCCCTTGTCCCCGTCCACATGGTCGATCACGTACTCGGTGGACAGACGGGTGTCCCCGCACCAGTGACAACCAATCAAGGGGATACCCTCATACTCGGCCACGCACAGATGCACCGCGCGATTTGCCGTGTACCCATTCGGGTATTGGTAGGTCATCATCCAGTAGCCTCGGGTGGATGGACGCGCAGGCCACGCCCAACCATACGGCAGGTCCGCAGGGAGGGCGTGCACGAACTTCGATTTGTGATTGGGAGACATCTCCTGATCCTCTCTATCGTTGGGGCCACACATGGCGGCGCGATGTATGTCGCACTCATGGAGGCGAGCGTCTGGTAAACATGACAAGGCGTGGGGGTCCAATCGAACCCCCATTCCGCCCATGTCACGATCCGGGGTAGTTCAGTGGCAGAACGCCTGACTGTTAATCAGGATGTCGTAGGTTCGACCCCTACCCCCGGAGCACTACCGTAGGCCACACATCCAGTCGAGGATGCCCCGCACACGCTTCTTCTCACGGTTCTTGCGTGCGTTCTCCTTCTCCTGCTCGTATGCCTTGCGTGCCTTGACGTGCTTCTGCTTCATAGCTCCAACTCTCCCTGTCCGGGTATCTCTGGCCGCACCATGCGACCCCACACTTGCTTATTCCTGCCAACGAACTCAACTTTCCAGCCCGCAGCTACATCCTTGTGCACCCACTTCATTGACTTGTAGCCACTGCACACAGCGGTATTGGGGTTGACTAGCACCCACATACCCTCGTGATCCAGCAGCATCTCACGTATTTCACTTGTTGGGCCGTACTGGCGTTCAGGTAGGTCGCTCCGCAACTCTTCCATCATGCCTCCCACACCATCGTGTTGATGAACTGGTCACAGATCAAGTCCACGTTGTTGTTCTTTGCTTCCGCCAGTTCCAACACAGCCTCGCCACTCATACCCGGCAGGTCAGCCATGGTGTAGAGGGGCAGGTCAAGGACAGCGTTTACAGCGCTGCTGCCAGCGATGTGTCGTGACAGTTCCACAGGCCAGACATCCTCGCCATCGAGGATGGGCTTGTCATCCTCACTGATGTAACCCATCTCGAAGGCAACACACAGCGCCTCATCCTGCGTCAGCTCTTGAGGATGACCGCTCCATGGGTGAGGGAACTTGAACCGGGCAGTGCCGTACCGCTGCGACATCTCCCAGCCTGTACGTTCAGCCAGCCAAGGGCCAAGCCGCTTCTCCCATTCACGGGACTTCTGGTATCGCATCGGCTGAGTGAGCAAGCCTTCACCCACAAGCCACTGTGCCACTGTGCTATGACGCTTGTACACATCAGTGCCCTCACCGAACAGGTTGTGGGCATTGGCACTGATACGTTGCCTGAACGCCCACTCCCACAAGGGGATGTTGCCCTTGTCAGCGTTGTTCAGTTCCTGCATCGGGATGGTGGACATCTCTACGCGGTAGCCCCGTGCCCTAGTGACCGTGAGGCTTCTTCCCCTCTCGCTTACCTCACCGAACCTGTTGCGTCGTGTCAGTGTGCCTTTGGTTCCCAACTCACTGAAGCCCCACACCAGCGGGGCAGTGAGTGTGACTTGGTAGGTGTGGTCGTTGTTCAGGTCGTACAGCAGGAAGGTGTGGTTGGGTACCCAGTTGTCTGTCTTGAGCCACCCATGTGTGTTGTGTGCTACTTGCAGCTCAGCCAGTTTGCTCATCGCTCCTCCCCAAACGCCTTGCGGACAGCCTCGGGGCTGATGTTGTTCATCGTGGCGAAGCACTGCACGATCAGCTCAGCAACGTACGCCTTGTCGCCACCTCGTGCCTTGGCCTCGTCGTATGGGATGCCGAGGTCGTCACACATCTTGAACGTGTCACCGATGATGTCGTCATCCTCACCGAACGGCAGGTCGGCAGTGTCACCATCCAGCACCATCTCAAGCACTTCGAACGGTGACTTGCCAGCCAGCTTCTCGTCCAACTCCTCCATGAGTGTCTGCTCACCCACACTGTTGTTCACTTCTTCGATCAGCACCTTCACGCCCACTGCCAGCATCGGCTCCAGATCCTCACGGTCCACGAAGCCAAGCTCGTAGGCAGCGATGAGTGCACGCTGCTTGATGAGGAAGCTGTCCATCGACGAACTCCAAGCGTAGGTGTGCACAAGCTGGTGGCTCATGCTTTGCAGCAGTGACGCACTGAAGTTGATCTCCTTGTACTTCGACATGTTGATGGCGTCCACCACATCGGACACATGGGACACGGTAGACGCCATGTTGAACGGTTCACACACGATCATGGCGGTCATCAATGCCTGTCGTGCAGTGAGTGTCATCTCGCCACCGGGCAGGTACTCGTGGCGTATCTCGATCACCTGCTCGTTGTCGATGTCGGCCAGTACCTCATCCAAGTGTTCACGCTTCACCTCTCGGAAGCGTTCATTCATGTCGTCGTTCTCTTCCATCATGCGGTCAAACTCATCGCTCATCTCAAATCCTCCCAAGGATCGTGTGGTGTTCCGTTGACGTGTACTTTGCTTTCACTGCCTCTCCTGTGGGCAGCATGAACATTGCTAGTCGTGCTTTGTTACCGGGCTTGTCGATCATCCTCACCGTGATCGTCGGGTTGTGGGCAGAGCGAACGATCGCCCCTTGTGGTAGGTGCTCGACCTTCATGCGTACTCACTGGCACGCTGATCGCCTCGCTCCATCATGCGGTCGTACAGTTCCTCGACGTTTGTCTCATCACCTGCCTTGTAGCGTGGGATGACAAGATCGAACTGGTCCACGATCTCGGCAGGGAAGTCGGTCACCTTGCCGTACCCGCCGTTCTTCGTGAACCCGAACAACTCACGCTGCTTCATGTCACGCTGCTCGTTGAGGAAGAAACACACTCGGCGCAGCATCGTGGGATGGCCGATCGTGTAGGCCAGCACGTTCGGGTCGATGATGTCGTTGTATTCCTTGAGCAACACCATCTCGCACACATGCTGGCCACGATTCTGACCTGACTTGACACTCTCACCAACCCACAACTCTACGTTCATGCCACTTGCGATCACTGCCTCGACAGCAGCAACCACAGCAGCGCCACGCTTGACCAGATCGGTGGCCTGCACCGTGGAACTTGCAACACAGTTGACAAGAACCTTGATCGCCTTGCCACGCAACGTGTCCTCATCCATCCACGTTTCCCACATGTGCTCAGGTTCGCCACGCAGGTAACGGTCAATGTCAACGTCGCCGCCACTCACGTCCAGTACCCGACGTGTGCTGGAGGCGATGTAGTCGTTGACTTTCTCCTGCATGTTGCGCAGCATCTCTTCGACCTGATTGCTGATGTCGTCAGTGTGCGCATCCCATCCGTGGATCATGCCTTCGGCTGAGTCCTCCAACTCCCAGCCGTCGTAGAACTCCTTGTCGTAGTAGTTGCTCAATGCGTATTCGATGGTCCGTGAGGAAGCAATCTCGTTGCGGTCGATGTCACCAATGTTGCGAAGGTGAGTGTCGATCAGGTCACGTACTTCGGGCAGCGTGTACTCGTTGACGTGGGCGGTGATACTCATCGGATCCCCGTTCCTGCCAGCATGTGCTCACGACGACCCTCGGGCAGCCCTGCCAGCACTCGGGTATCGAGCACCTTGGTCGTGGACCAGCCAATGGACTTGAGCTGTGCACCAGCGATCGCATCTCGCATCGACACTGCACACCGGATCTTGTACTGCTCGGCGTTCTTCCGCAGCGTGTGCACGATCTCCAGCCAGTTGTTGACCTCCGTCGTGTTGAGTCGTGACTTCGTGGTGACGAGGAACTCTTCGAGCGACTCATCGGTCGGGACGTGCAGCTTCGTGAAGCGGTTGAGGAATGCCGTGTCGAGCGGGTTGCGACCCATGAACTCGGCGGTGGCACCCATGCCCCATGTGTTGGCAGTGGTCACCATGCGAGCGTTGGGGTGACGGTCAACCCAACCATCAGGGAAGGTCACACCAGCACCTGCCAGCGCCTGATTCTTCGTGGTGATGATGCCGGGGTGACCGTTGTCCACCTCGTCACCGCAGAACAGCCGGCCCTTCTCGCTGGCGTCGCTGTCCACGTCGTACCACTCACGGAACGGCGTGCTCACGTAGTGGCCTTCGGCGTTCGGGTAGCCCCACAGCCTCGACTCGGGCGTCTGTGGCCCATACGAGATGCTGAAGTAGTCCCAACCGAGGATGGATGCGACCTGTTCGGTGAGGTACGACTTGCCGGTGCCCGCAGGCCCCTGCAAGAACGCTTCCTGCCCGATCATGACGACATCGAGCAGATCCTGCAACACGGGATGTGCATCGGCGGGCAGTTCGATCTGCCTCTTGAGCTGCTCGAACTCTTCGAACTGCTCTTCCGCTTCGGCCTGTGCCTCCTTGCGCTCCTGCTCCTGTGCCTCCTGCTGCTGCTGCTGCTCACGCTCGGCCTCTTCGGCTGCCTCGCGGGCCTCGTTGTTCCACTGCTCCCGTGCTTCGGACTTCTCCTGCTCCTGCTGCTCGTACTCCTGTCGTGCCTGCTCCCGCTGCTCTACGGCCTGCTGGAGTTTCTCTGCCTGCGTGTCGAGGTCGTCACCGGGCTGCGTCTGCAACTCTTCCGGTACGTTCCACTGGAATGACTCGGGCTGTATGTCGGAAGGCTGGTCGTTGTGTGAGCCGTCACCCTCGGGGATGTCGTTGCTGCTCATGCTCTGGTCCTCGTCTTCCACAGACCCGTCCTCGCTTGCGGGGGCCTCGGATGCGCGGTGTCCTTCGTCTCCATCAGATTCGACAGGACGCCTATTCCACCCTTGGCCGTACGCCCCGTACACCATCGCGATGATCTCGTCGTTGGTCATGCTCGACCAACGCCCATCCTCCGTGTCGGGGGCGCATCCTGCCTTCACGGCTGCACGAAGCAACTCATGTCGGGGCAGGTCAGCCAACGTGAGCTGCGTGATGTCGCCGTTCTGCTTGTCCTTCATCCACACGTGCACCACGTCGTTGATGCATTCGATCTTGTGCACCAGTCGTGCCTTGTTGGGTCCGCTCATCGTGTCTCTCCTGTCATCTCATCGCCCACCCATTCGAGTGTGCGTTCTTCGATCCCTGTCTCGTCGTCGTCGAATGCCAACTCCACTGGCATCCATTCCTCCATCGGCACGTCTTCGTCACCCATTACGCCTTGCACGTGGGTGGTTGAGCCGATGACTTGTACGTGGTGGCAGTACAACCACGCACCAGTATCGCTGTCGTGTAGGAACGTACTCACCATGTCATTTCTCCTTTCACTAACTGTTTCCATTTGCTGGAATCAAATGCCGACCAACACATGCACATCATCCGCATGCGTTGTATCGAGTGCGTGTGCTATGTCCTCATCGCTCAGCAGCCCAGCCCAACCCGCACATGCACGCACACCACGGGTACCAAGTTCAGCGAACACGATCCACTCAACCTTCGGACGCCCACGCTTGAGGCGTGCAGGCGGTACCTCACCACGCAACACAGTACGCATCGCAGCAGTGATCGCATCCTCCCTATGCCTGCACTTCCAATCCTCACCATGCCCACGCTTACGAAACGCAGGCACGTCCCACCCATGCATAGTGGTGAACTTCACTTGCTTATCACTGCGTGGTGGGATGGAGGTAGCAGGCTTGCCGTTGATCCAACACGTAATGGTGCCGTCATCCTCCAACACGTAGTTGGTACTCGCCCACGCTAGGCCCTGCTTAGGTGCATACCAGTTGAGTGGTGCCTCAACCTCACGGCTAGGTGGCAGTGGACGATCCATCATGTCCGCACATGTGAGCAGGTTGATGTCATCCATCGCTGCCTCACGTTGCGACATCTGGATCCTGATGTCCACGCATGCCAGACGTGCGAGGTCATCAGTCGCAAGTGCCAACGCTTCCTCAATGGCAGCGTCACACTCATGCCTTACCAACGCACGAGCACCGAACACCTGAGCTGGTGTCTGCGTTATGCCTTGCGATGCCTTGGGTGTGAGGTCACGTGTGTACTCGTCACGCTGTACACCTGCATCCTCCCACTCAACAGCCCAACCGCCGGGCATGCGCACCCTTACGGGAGGTAGGCCGAACGCAGCCCTCAACGTGTACATCAGGCGCTCGCATCGCTTGACTTGCTTACGCCAACGCTTCCACTCCTTCGTGTACTCATCCTCGCTTGCGTATCCCATCCATGTACCTGTCATCAATCCTCCCAATGCTTGTACTCACGTGCCTGCTCGGACTTGAGGTCAGCCACGTACTCGGCCATCTCTGCCCAATCCTCACGGCTCATGCGTCGTTGACATGTGCAGTGATCGTTGCATTCACCGCATGTGGTGCAATGATCCTCGGCGTCAGCCAACCCATACGTGGTGCCGCATGTGTCGCATAGCCCCCACCCTTCGGCAGTCATGCGTCGCTCATTCCATGTGCGTGGATCATCAGGCTCAACCTCACACACCCAATGGTCATCATCTTCGTACTCTGCCTCGCGGTTCTTCGTGCAACCCCAACAGTCACAGTCATCCCACGCCCCTTCCTCTGCGTAGTACTGGTGCCGACGATCATCGGTCACGCTGAACAGGAAACCTACGAGCATGGCAAGCATAAAGCTCGCCCACCCAATGATGAAGAACCATACGATCACGGTCAGTGCGAAACTCATGCGCCCACCTCCACTGCGTCAGCCGAGTGCACATTCAGCAGGTATGAACTCACGCCCTGTGTGCGTGCGGTGACGTACTCCATTGCGAAGTCCTCGGTGAAGCCCTCGTACTCCATGTCCGTGACCTCATCCAACACGGTCATGATCCACGATGCGTACATCGTGTGACCTGTCGCCTTCGAATACGCATTGGCTGACGTGAGCAGCTTGCGCTCGTATGGGGTGAACACGTGTATCCACGTGTAGTTGGTGACCCGACCCTGTTCGTCGGTCTCGTGTATGCGCTGGATTGTGTGCATCAGTGTGTCTCCTTGTTGTTGATCTCGGTTGCGTTGTCGGACGTGAGATGCCAGCAACTCATGCCGTCACCCCCACCTTTGCGTCCACCATGCACACCCAATGGGCACGTGGTCCTTCGACACCTACGCAACGGTAGGTGCGAGTGAGCATGCCTTCGACCCGCATGCGTCGGATCTCCCCACGTGTGGGTACGTCACTCGGGTGCTTCACTTCGATGGTCTTGTTGTTCGCACGTGTCAACATGCGTCCTCCTGTGTGTTTGCTTCGGTCATGCACGGTGCATGCCAGTGGAGGACACGAGCGTGTAGCCCGTGCCCTCCCCTTGCACGCCTGCGCTCAGGCGATGGTGAGCAGCTTGCCCTCGGGGTACTTGGCCGACCCGACAGCGCACAGCACCTGCTCGCCTGCGAGCAGCTTCTTGCACCCAGCCGTGCCCACCGACCCGACGTGGCCGAGGTTCAGCTTCGCACGGGCAGCCTTGCGCTCATCCGAGCGTGGGGCCGTGGCGTCGAGTGCGTTGGCCCACTTGGTGACGGTCAGCTTGCTGACCGTGAACACGGGCACGCCGTCCTCGTTGGTCGTGACCGGCTTCTTCGAAGCCGCCTTGCGCTTGGCAGGTGCCTTGCGGGCGGTCGGCTTCTTGCGTGCGGGTGCCTTGCGCTTGGGCGTCTCCTCCGCAGGTGCCTGCGCCTCTGCGATCGCCTCCGCAACCAGCTCACGGATCATGGTCTTGATGTCTTCACTCATGTGCGTGTTCCTCCTGTGGAACTCTCGTGCCAGCAACTGCTGCTGGCCGATGAATCCATTATCTCCCACCGTTTCATTGCATTTATGTTACAAAATGGGGGGGTACTGTTACAGAAGCATTACTTCTACTAGGGGTAGCTGATAATCCTCTCAGCTTGCCCCATCGCCGCCCCACAGCAGCCCAAATCCCCGTTTGACCCGCACCCGCATAAGGGGGGAGAG